TACAGCAGAAGATAGAAGTTTATTATCTTTTGATGATGCTACTGGTAGTGACGGTGTAAACATTAGTGTTACTAAACAAGTAGGTGATTTACTAGAAGCAGCAAATAAACAAAAGAGAGTATTAAGAATACCCGGAGAATTTAAAGGTATTTTCTTCAACTACTTTATGTCTAAGAACGGAAGATTATTTATAGAATCTTCTGGTCTTAACCCACAAGCTAATAAAAGCTTACAGAGATTCCTATGTTTACCTCAAGCGGTGTACAGAACTTTTGATATAAATGATGAAATGCAAATCAAAAGTGAATCCTTTGCTATTGCTCAGGCATTCGATAGTGTTGGTACTAATGAAAGTATATATGCTTTAGGCGAAAGAGTTAATGCTTTATCTCTAGATGAAATTAAACAGATTAGAGAAGACTTACTTCATATGTCTGAAAGTACTTTCAAGACTACATACAAGGAATTAGGACTGAAAGGTATTGAAAATTATGGTCAAGCTTTAAATGTTTTACAGCATCTAATTAGAAAAAAAGAAGCTGATGGTAAACCTTTTAAAACTTGGTTAGCTATTGAAAATGACAGTACTACATCAGGCTATTTTATTAAGTTCTTACAGTTTGCTAACGATAATAAGTTGGCTGAAAAGACAGGTATTATTGATTCTGATAGTTCTACTAAGCGTACAGAAATCCACGAACTTAAAAAAGAAGACGGTTTCTTAGATATTTATGAAACTATGGGTGCTGGTACTACCGAGCATTTACCTGATGTTAAGAAAGACTTAAAAACTTATAAGGACGATAACGGTAAAAAAATAACAGTATTAGAACAACTACATTATATAAATATTGCAGGAATGTTAGTAGAGAATCCTGATGCAGAGCTAGAAACTGATATATTCTTAACTATGCAAAATGCTCTACCAGAGCCTGATAAGGATCGTAAAGTTAGTAGTGCTTTAAGAAAATTACTTAAAGGGCCAGTAATGGTGTTTGGGTATGGTGCTGGTGAAAGCTCTATTAAACGAAGACTTACAGAAGATATTGTAAATGAGTTTATTAGTACCTATATGGATATTCAAAAAGAAGGTGGATTAGACTCGTATATTGAAAAGTATGAGGCTATGTTGTCTTCTGATGATTTAGAAAGATTACACTCAATAGTGAATACAGTAGAATTAATAGGTAATTCAAAAGTTATTAAAAATAAAACTTTAGTACAACTACTAAAAGAAAATTCTATCCATAATATATGGGTTAAGCATGGCGATAATGTGTACCCTATGAGTTATGTATTCCATAAAGTGTTAGCTCCTACTTATGGTAATGCTGTTTATAAAGCATTAAAGAATGCTTTTAGCCTACATGAACAAATCAATAGTTGTGTTAATGATATATTTGTTAATACCTTCTATATGTTCAATGAGGTTCTTCAATCAAAACTAAATGCTTTAGAAGAAACATACCCTAATGGTATACCTAATGCTTTGTATACTGAAACTGTACACTCATTATTTAACTTATGGCCTGCAATGAAGTTAGCATACGGAGAAGACCTTAAAACTGATGGTATGATGTTACTGATGAATACTGAGAAGGTTAGAAATAAAACTTCTCAAGCTATTCACTTTAAGACTATTACTAGTAAAGGTAAGAAAACTCTTGATGCTGTTTCATTAACAGGTAACGTAAAAGAATTTGTTAATCCTAAGAAAGCTGGTGCTGTTCTACCTATTCACTTTATTGATGGTATGATGATGGCTATGCTTCTTAATAAGCACTATGAGAAAGGTGTAGTACCCGTACATGATGCTGTTGTTATGTCAGCATTTGATAATAAAGAACTAACTCAGCAGTATAATAAAGATAGTTATACTATTGGTATGAACTATGATCTACTCTCTACTATCAGAGGTAGACTTGAGGAAGTACTAAAAGGGTACATGGAAGAAACAGGTACAGGTATTGATGATATACTTGATACTCCTATAAGAGACTTTAAAGGTGCTTATAAAACTAGAAGAGAAGGTAAAGAAACTGTACCTTACACATATAACGATTTACTCAGGGAACTTGAAAGACTTCATAATATTAATAATCTTAATAGAAAAGCTTTCTATAGTGAGAGTAATCCTGTGTATATCACCAATATGGATGGTATAGAAGGTTCAGGTGTTATTGTTTCACCTTCTACAGCAGATATAGCTAGTAGGTTTAAAGAAGCTATTGAAGAGGAGGATTCTAAATTTGCATCTGGCCCTAGAGGGTATCAGACCAGTACTAGTATTCATAAGACTATCCAACAAGCCAATACTAGTTTTGAAGGTAGAGTAAACTTACTAGATGATTTACAGAACTTATCTGTAGCTACTGATAACCTTGTAGCTAGTGACGATCATATTAAACATCTAAAGACAGTAATTAGACAAATAGCTCCTGAAAGGTTAGCAAATCTTATAGTTCAAACTACTAATACAGACGCAAATTCTGGTAAATTAGATGGAAGTGTAATAACTCTAGGGTTTGATGATAAGGTAAAAGATTTAGACCCTGTGACTAAGTTATCTGTGTACTCTACTATGTCAGAAGCAGAGATATATGCTCATGAAGTTGTACATGCAGGTGTTAGATTAGCTCTAGCTAATAAAGATGTTATGGGACTCACTAATGAGGTGAATCAGCTTTTCACTTTGCAGAAAGAAGCTTCTAAGATCATTACTTGGGAAACCTTTATGCCTACTAAGTATGACCCTAGTCTTAAAAGTATGTATGAAGCACATGCTAAGAGTACATGGGAGTATATCTTTAATAATAGTGGTAAGGGACTAAAAGGACTGCACGAGTTTATTGCATATGGTCTTACTAATGAGGCTATGATTAAGAATCTTGATGAAGCTTATATGCCTAATGTAATTAAAGGTAATACTACTAAGCTATCAGACAAACTAATCAGTTTAGTCAAAGGTATATTTGATGTACTGTTTGGTAACTCTAAATTCAGTGATACGTTCAAGTTTGTTACTGAGTACATAAAGGGTAATAATAGCTTAAAAAGACATAGTATGCTTAAAGAGCTTATGAGGCTGCAAAGTAAACTTAGTGGTACTAACAATACTACTATGAATAAATTCATGAAGCATCCTAAGAAGCTATCAGAGTATGTATTTCGTTTAGTAGGAGAGAATGTAGCTCGTGGTAATAAGTTTGTATCACCTCTATTCGATAAAGCCTTTAATATAGCAGACATTATGGGTAAGTCTCGTGTATTTCATGTTAATATTACCAGTACATGGATGGATAAAGCTAAGTTCCTTGCTGAAAGCACAGCTTTATTTACTATCAGTAAATCTAGAAGAAAGGCTTTAAAACAAGTTCTTAATCAGCATATAGGACTGTGCCAACAAGGTACTATTCTATCTATGTTTAGGGATTTTACTGAACCTGACTTACAGTCTTCTAGGTTAGAATTGTTAAGCCTATTAACTAGATCAGTAGATACATCCTCTAAAGCTTTAGAAGCAACATCATATCTAGAACTCAAAGAAGGATTTGGTAAAGATTTAAATGAAATAGAAGATAGTAGTCTTACTCATTCATTACTTTATACAGATGCTCAAGCTCTTATGAAAGATGAAAAAGACATCCCTTATATTAAGGAGCTACTGACAGACGATAATAAGCTAAACAAAGAGATTGATACTACCACGAATAGTATTCGCAGTATGTCAAATAATGCAGAATGGGTGTTAAACCAAGCAAGAGGTTTAGCTCTATTTATGGTTACAGGTAAAGGTAACTTAGCTCAGAATCTTAATGCTACTAATATAGCAGAAGGAAGGTTACTTGATACTTCTCCTATTGCTGCTGACTCTAAGCTAGTACAACTCATTGATAAGCTAGCTTCCCTAGAAGCTATTCGTATTACAGACAAGGATTTAAGAAAAGTTACAGCTAGTCTTAGTGATAAAGGATTATTTACGTTCCTTAATATTCACAAGACGTTTGTAAATGAAAGTGTATCAGGTGTTAAGGTAGAAGATAGAACAGGTAAAGTTAGTTTAGTACAAACAGTTGAAAGCATATTCTCAGTTAAAGGGTATACTAAGCAACTACTAGATACTAGCTATGACATGAAAATTGATATCACAACTCCTGCTAAAATTCAGGAAATGAGAAATGCTGACTATGTCTTAGTTCATACAATCAAAGAGAATAGTATAACTAACAACAGTAATTTAGGTATCTATAGAAGGTCATTTGCTACACCTAATCGTAGAGATGGTAGTTCATTCATACTTAATGGAGCACATGCAAAAGGTACATCTCTTAGAGATTCTGCTAGTATGTTAGCTAATAATATTAGTACTACCCAATATGATCCCATTAATCAAAGAGCTTTATGGCAGGTATTCTATAAGAATGCTTTAAAAGAAAGTAGAGCTTTACATAAGCTTATGGCTAGTAAACCTTTAAGTATGGAGGAAATAAAAAAATATTCAGCTAACTATACACCTATTATTAGTCCTACTAGTAGTGTACCTGCTGATTTCCGTATTACTATGTCTAATGAACTAAAGACTAGTTTACTTGGTATGAATACCAGAGGATTAACTATCCTTAGTAAAATGTATGCTAGTAGTAATACTAAAGTGAATGCTTCTACCAGTAATAAAATGCTAATAGACTTTATTAAAAATGATGTAGCTAATAATATGATTTCAACCACTAAAAGAAATGCAGAAGGCCAGAATTATATTTTACTACAGAAGAACACTGATAATAAGTACCTTAAAGAAGCATGGAACGTAATTCCTAAAGAACTATTAGAAGAGATTGAAGCAGGTGATTTCTATGTAAGAGAAGACTGGTTACCTAGTTTATTTGGTGTACCTAGTGGTTCACTTAATGACTTAAAAGTTGTTAAAAGTATGACTTCTGTAGGGGGTAAAAGACTAATAGCTATATCTGAATACTTTATGAAGAATATAGCCAGAATAGTTAAAAGACAGATTATTATGTTAATACCTAAAGTACTTGTAGGTAATATATCTTCTAACATTGCATTTAGTGTTATGAATGGTGCTGATCCTTTAACTACACTTAAACTTCAAATAGCTAATGGTAAAGCTATTAGAGATTATATTGATACTAAAAAATCCTTAAATAGAATCTTATTTAAAGAAAGAATAGGTACAGCTACTACTGAAGAAAGTAAAAGTAAGAATTGGCACATCTCTAAATTAGAAAGTAACATGGTACATTCTCTAATGGAAAAAGGTATGTACCAATCAATTGTAGAAGATATCAATCCAGAGGATTTAGAATCAATTGGTAAAGTACAGAAGATGCTGAAGAGCAGTAAAATAGTTAAGCATATTCCTAAGTTCGTTAAGAATATTGCTAAACACCTATATATGGCAGAAGGTACTCCCATATATGACTTTATGTTCCAGCTAACTCAGTACTCAGATTTTGTAGCTAGAGCTACAGAGTACCAATTAAAAATGCGTAAAGCACCTACTAGGTATAAGAATGGAGTACAGACTTCTGAATATACAGCATTTGAAGAAAAGCTATCTATTCATATTCTGAATGCTTTTATTAACTATGATAAACCACAGTCTAAAGCAGAGCAGTATTTAAATGATATTGGACTAATGATGTTTACTAAGTTTGCTAAAAGAATACAACCTATTGTTAATGGTAGTGCATTAAACAACCCAATAGGAGTATTAATGTTTTTAATAGGACAGTACAATATCATGGATACAGAAGACATTATGGAACAGAACGTATTCAGTAAACACTGGTCAGCATTATTCCATAATCCTGTAGATAACTTTGTTGATGCAATAACACCAATGCCTGTACAATATTATTTTGGAATGAAGAGTATGTGGTAGAACACCACGTAAGATAGGAATAAATACCCTGATAATCAGAACGACTATCAGGGTATTTATTTTTATGGGGGGAGAGGAGATGGATTTATAAGGAGCTTACATTGTTAATTACTTAGAACCGAATGTTCTTTTAGCACCAAACCCACCAGAAGGTTTCTTATCAGATGAACTCTTATCACTAGACTTATTAGACTTTTGCTCTTTAATCCAAGCCTCAATGTCTTCTTTAGTAAGTTCGTCTTTGTAAGTAACCTTATCAGCATACTGTTCTTCTTCAGCATATTGTTTACCCTTTTCTTCTGAATTATTAACAATTTCAGAAGCAGTAGCCTTATCTTCAAAACGGAAGATATTACGAATAGACTTAGTTGATCTAATCTTGCCTTCATACTTAGAGTATTCCATCTGAATACGAAGAATGACAGGGATATCATCAAAGATTTCTAGAACTTCACATTCCTTTTCTTCTCCACCTTTACCCATAGGTATAGAGCGAGTAACAGGATCAGGAATGTCTTGACCATTAGCAGCACCAGCAACGATACAAAGCTTAGTGAAGGTCTTAACTCCTAGGTTGGGACTACCATCATTATTGGTAAGTCTCATAGCCTGATAAATAGGTTGTTCCTTACCTTGATGTTCAATCCAAAGATTAATGAACTCAGAACCCTTATCAGTCTTATCTACAATAACTGCTTTAAGGATAACTTCATACATACCACTAGAGTTAATATATGCTCCACCATCACCAGTATAATCTTTTACGTTCTCTTCTGTAGCGTCTACTTTGAAAAAAGCCATTATTATTCTCCTTTTCCTTCTTCTGAGGTTTCTTCTTTTGTTTTACTAACACCAGTAATGTATGATTTAAGTATTTTAAAAGTAAGACTAAATAGTTCATCATAAGTATCAGCAGATACATTAAAATTAAATGGAGTTTCACCATATAAACTAAACTGCATAAGCTTACGAATTTCATCAGTGTGTATGGAATAATAGTATTTATTGTAACTACAAGAGGTACTACATTCAGTACTATCAGTGGAAGGGGAGTTGTAATTATTATGTTCTTTACAAGTCTTAAAGAAATTACTGTTATCAATAATTTCAATTACTTTTTCTTCAAATTTTGTGATATTCATCTAGATGCTCCATTTATCCTGAACGATTTCAGACTTAGTTTTAATTTTATTCAAGTACTCTTGTAAACTAAATTCATCAGCAGATTCTTTTTCAGGTACTTCAGTAAGCAATGTTCTACTAAGACTACTACCTCTGTGTGTAAGAATACGCTTCTTACCAACTACATCTATATTAATAGCGTAGTCTACTGTAGATAAGAATCCACCTGTTTTAGCAAATGAACCTTTACAAGTTTCAATGTACTTCTTAGCTGTTTCATCCCATACAGCATGAGCAATAAGAACTACATTATAGTTTTGATTCTGTAGATCATTAACTGCTTCAATAAAGATATTAATTTCTTTATTAACATTAGACCACACATCATAGCCATTATATTTTCTGCTACAGTTTGTTTCAATATCTGTAAAGATTCTACTTACTGAATCAAAAACAACTGTATCTGGGTATGTACCTATTTTAGCTTTGTAAGCTTCTAGCTTTTCTAGAAGTAAGTCTAATAGCTCATCAATAGAGGTATACTCACCAACATTGAAATGAGGTAGTTCTGAACTAAATGGTTTACCATCTATAGATACTACTAAAGCATTCTCTAATGTTTTAAGAAGAGTAGTCTTACCAGTATTAGCTAGTCCTGTGATCAAAACTTTAGCTGACATCTGTATCTCTCCGGTTGTGTGTTACTTCTACTTCAACAGGGAAGATAGCTCGAATTGCAACATTACGAGCAGTATATTCTTTCTTGTAGATAGTTTCTGCATGTTCATTAGCTGCTTCTAAAATTTCATTAGCTAACTCATCATTGTTTGTTGCATCGGAACTAAAAGCAAATGAAGAGACATAATTCCTAAAATCCTTGCCTGTAAATTCATAACTAATAATTAAATGCTTTCTCATCTTTTACTCCTTAAAATCCATACTTTTGAAAATTAGATAAGCAAGTTTAGGGTTCTCCTTAACCGCTAATACAGATTCAGCAATTAGCCGAAGTGTATCATTAATCAGTTTATCTGCTATAAAATCTATCGATTCCGTAACAACTACACATCTTGCAGGTAATGTTTTGGTGGGTCTAATACCGTACACAATACGGATACGATTAATTTCGTATCCTAACTGTCTAAGTATATACGCATAAGCAAGTAATTGAATCTTGTAATCAAAAGGAATAGGAGCATTGTCAGCAGGTTTAGTAACTACATTTTTATAGTCTACTACACAATCATCTTCTATTCTATCACAAGTACCACCAACATAAATGCCATTACAAACCTTACCAACAATCTGTTTTTCAGCTTCTACTTTATTAGCTTTAGATGCAAGAATGTAGTCATTGACTACAGCAGCAGTCACTAATGGGTAGTCAGCTTTAACTTGAGTAACATCTACAGCAGGATTAGGATTAAGTAGCATGTACTTATCTAATTGGTCATTAATTTCATCTCTATTAACTGGAATACCTTTAACTACACACTCATAGATATGATGGCAGATAGTACCTGTAACAGAACCAGTATTGCCTGTAAAAGTCTGACCAACATCAGTCATATTATCCATATACCAGATTTTAGGCATAGAGAAAAATCTACCAATACTGCTAGGGCTAATATTAAATAGACAGTCACTAGGAAAAGTAGGTTTTGTATAAGTAAATATGCTAGGAGTCTCTTCAGTTATTTCCATTATTATTTTCCTTTTCAAAATCATTTATAATAATTAGGAGTACATCAACCATATCCCGTATTGTACCCTTAGCTGCCTCATAAATAGCTTTAGTGTTTTCTTCTGACTTATCTAAAACAATATTACCATCATACATATCTTCTACTTCACATAAAAAATCTACTAGGTCTAAGCTATCAAGCTTTAGATCATCTTTGAAATGTGAATTAAAAGATATTTCTTCTGGTAAAAGTTGAAATCTCTCTACTAGTGCAGGTACTACCAGAGTTTCATATACCTCTTGTCTAGTCATATTGGGCTTCTCCAAAATAATTCAGTAATGTTTTTATCTACCTTACCATCTTTAATTGTGTAGAGTCTTTGATTAGTAGATGGACTAGATAATCCACCTTTCTGTTTATTATAAGCTCCTACTTTAAGGTAGTCTAAATATGGTAAGATTTTATTATCTTTGAAGTAGGACAATTCTCTGCCTGAGTATAGAGCTAATTTCTGTTTAT